TCCACCAAGTAAGGTGTAGTTTTCTGTATTACCTTTTGCAAGTTCATTAAAATCTGCAAAAGCATTATAAGATTGTCTTGCTTTTTTAAGTTTTGCAGTTCCACCTGGTCTAGAAAAAGGACTGGTTACTTTTTCTGTTCTTATGGTTTTTGTTGCTGAAGGATCAGGTTTGATTGTTCCACCTTTAGACTTTTGTTGTGTTTCTGATGTTCCTGCCGTAGAACCACTTTTATCTGGAGAAGATTTAGAACTTGCTGGTAATTGTTTCTCAAGATCAGTGTATGCCTTATTCAAGGGATCAATCATTCTATTGAGTTCATCAATTAATGTCGTTAATTGATCTTTTGTTTCTCCTAGTTTTGTTTTGGTATTTTCTGGTATTGATGTAACAAAATTCTTAAATGATGCTGCCGTTGTTGTTATTGAGTTTATAATTCCACTACTAACCTCAATTAGTTTTGTTACTGCGGACGTAGTTTTCTCAATTATTTGGGGGAGATTATTAATCAAAAGACCAAGTAATACAATACCAAAAAATTCCTTTATTTTATCAAAGAAACTTAATGGTCTTGAAAGAATAGTATTCTTTATAGTTCCCAATGCATTTGGGGTTATTTTAGTTTCTATTCTTTTTTCTTTCTGAAGTGTCTTTTGTCTTCTTACATTTTCTAAGACAAGCTTCTTCTCACTTTTTCTAAGACTTATAAGACTCTTATTGTAATTAATAAGAGAACTTTTTATATTAGTGACATTTATCTTTAGTTGTTTTACTTCTGCAGTTTCCATATCTTATTACACGTAAATACCAAGAATTTCTGGAACTATCTGCATATATGGATTTGAGTTATTGACTGGAGAACCTGATGGAGTTCTATTTGCCTTTCCACCAGAAGATCCTGTCATTGGTTGTTGGTTTTGACCTCCACCAACAACCTTAGTTCCTAAGTCTATGGGAATTGTTGTAATTGATGGTTTTTTCTTTCTTTCTCTTCTTACATTCACATCTTTTATAACAGGCATCAATGTTCTTGCTGCCGATGGTTTTATGCCTTGTTGATCAGAAGAAAGAATTGGTATATTTTTTGGTCCACGAGAATATCCACCACCTGTATTTTCTTCAAGATTTTTTAATTTTAATTCAAATGTAAAATCATCAAGTTGTTGTTTAAAGTCTGATAGATTTTTATTCAAATTTATCATAATACCTTTAAGTATGGCATTGCCCGCCAACATTTCTTTTACACCCGCACTGAAAGTGCTCCAAAGTCTTCCAGAATTATCATTAATATCTTTCAGTAATGGTCTGAATAATCTTGCTGCCGATGTCTTAATAACTTCTTCTCCAGGAGCAAGCATCGCAGGAACAGTATCAACGGCACCAGAACCTCTACCACCAACAGAACCACCCTGAGAGAGTCTTACCAGTGGATTAAAGTTATAATTTTTTATTGTTCCTCCTCTAGAATTTCCACGCATTCCACGATTGTAATCCAAATCTCCAGGTAATGCAGTAGATGGAGCAAGAAGTTGTCTTTGCAATCCTTGATATGGATCACCTACTCCACCAGTTCCAGGAAAAAATATACCTTTTCCCTGTTGTGCTTCTGCAGCCTGCCTCAATCTTTCTTTTGTTGTGGGCTCCATTAACTTTCCATATCCCACACCAAGAGCTGCTGCAGCTAAAAGGGTGGCTACTAGTGGATTACCAACCAATAAAGCAGATATGGCTTGTAATGTACCTAATGCCAGTTTAAATGTGCCAACTAAACTTGTTATAGTCCCAATCAGTTTTATGGCAAGTATTCCACCAACTATTTCTTTCCAATACTTACCAACAAAATCTAAAGTATCAGATAGTTTCTTCCTATTTTCTTCATTAGACAACCAATCAAATGCTGTGTTTACAAGAATACCAGTTGTAATAATTCCAAAGAACTCCAACAACTTTTGGAATATATTTTTTACTGGTGCCGTTACCTTATCAAATGTTTTTGTTATACCCTGCCCAAACTTACTCAGAGCCTCAACAGACTGCTCCTTTCTACTTGCTCGTGCTTTCTGAGTTTGTTTTTTAATTCCACTAATTGCCTCTTTTCTTTCGGCAATTCTATTCGCAAAGTCTAGTGCTAATTGATTTTGTATTTCTACAAGAATTCTATTGGTTTCTTGCAGTGCTTCTGTTTGAGTTGACTCTACTTTTAAAGTTTGCTTTTCTCCCTGAAGAGTCTGTCTTCCAGAAAAACTGAATGATGTTCTTTTTAGTTTTGGTGCAGAAACAGTCTTAGCACCAGACATTACCGCAGAAGAGATGTTTCTACTGCTTATCTTCGGTATTCCTGGTGCCCTATAGACCTGACTGCTAAATTCCACTTGATTGTTTCGTCTTTAGATTTTCTTCTTCAATATAATTTTGAAGCATCGTAACGTAGACTTCACGTTCCCAAGGAATCATATTCTCTAACTCTGTCAATGAGTATTTATGATGCTGCATCAACTGAAAGTTAACATTAAAGTATGACTCAAGACTGGTATGAGTCATACTCAAGTGAAAAAACTTACAAGTCCCTCCAGAACAACTTCACTCTCAACCTTTGTATTTGGGTTTTTGACCTTAACAGTATGAGAGAGTTTAGGCATAGTTACAAAGAAATTCTCAATCTCCTTAAACTGCTTCGTATTCATCTGCTCAACAAAATCTTTCAGTTCTTTTTTGGAGCAGTCAGAGGCATTCCAAGACTCTTCACTATCATAAACAATATCAATACAAGAAGTAATCATTGTTAGTGACTTATCAACATCATTATCACCATCGGCAACTTCAAAATTGTTTTCTACGAACTGATCCAACGAAGGATACTTAAGCTTCATGGAGAGATTATCATCTAACTTGATAATATTACTGTGACTTGGATCTTTCTTCACTTTGATGCTGTCAAGTTCAATTTCCATTTGAACCGTAGTTTCACCATCATCAGGACAAGTTACATTTACCTCAACGGTTTCACCAACAGACTTGGCCCGAACATTAAGGAATAAGTATTCAATATCAAAGGTTGATAAGTCTTTTACTTTGACACCTCTGGTCAAAATACATTCAGAAAGAATCTGGACGATCGCATTAGAAATTTGCTTTGTATCTTCTGTTTCTAATGCAATGATTAAAATCTTTTCTTCTTTTACTAGGAATGGGCGATATTTAATCTTCTTTCCAGTTGATGGCAATTCCAACTCATATGTTGGTGTAGAAATTTTTGGTAAAGGCATAATATCCTATAGAATTTCAGTTGTGATTATTTATTGGGTATGTCTAGAATGATTTTAATTATAACTCTTCATAATTTGTTTCATATCTATCATAGTTCATAGTGACTGTAACCTGCAAAATTTCGGAAGGTCCATAAGATACTGGAGTAGCCGATAAAGATTTTGGAAAGGCATTTACAAATTTATAAGACAAATATCTATTCTTTTTAACTTTAAAGTCTCTCTCAAATTTAATTATTTCCATATAACTTTTGTAGTTTTTTGGATAATTAAATCTTCTATATAAATTTCCGCTTGTTGGTTTTACACCCGCAGCATTATTCTCTACTTCAGCAATTTCTCTTATAGCTGCTTCTGCTCCAGCAGCATCTCCAATTTGGAGTTTGTAGTCTTTTAAAAGAGTATCAAAAGGTTTTCCTCCTGAAACATAATTCATCCACTCTTCAAAAAATCTCAGAGTTCTATACTCCGAATCAACATAATAAGTAAAATCAATATCCGTATACAATCTAGTGTGTGCAAACTCTTGTGTAATCCCAACGTAATTATCTTTTACTTCTGATGTTGCGAAAGTAGAACCTGGCAAAGATGCAGAGGAACATAAAAGTGGTAATTGTATATCAGTCACTCCTTTAAGACCAGGTGGTGGAGAAACAATAGTCAAATAATTGTTACTTAGGGATAAATTTCCGATTTGAGAAAGAACTTCCGAATTCTGAATTCTACCATATCTTCTCAACAACCCTGTGTATAAAGATCTTTCAGTAGGTTTAGGTTCTGGTTCTTTAGGTAATTGGGGTTCTTCTGGTCCTATTTTACTTACACTTCTTTGTTCAAGTTCATACAGAGTTCTTTGTGCCCCAGTCAATCCCAATGGTCTATCGGCAGCCATCTAAATACCTTATACGAGTCTTACATTATTAAGTATTTAGATGTCATATAAGGGAAAATACCAACCTTCATATCCAAAAAAATACAAAGGTGATCCAACAAATATAATCTATCGTTCTCTCTGGGAGCGAAAATTTATGATCTATTGTGATACTAATGAAAGAATTTTAGAATGGGGAAGTGAAGAAATCATTGTTCCCTATCGTTCTCCCGTTGACAATCGCTACCACAGATACTTCCCAGATTTTTATATCAAGGTGAAGGATAAGAATGGTAAGATTAAAAAAATGATTATTGAGATTAAACCATATAAGCAGTGTATAGAACCCAAAGTCCAAAAAAGAAAGACTAAGGGTTATATCTATGAAGTTATGGAGTATGCCAAGAATCAGGCAAAATGGGGTGCTGCCAAAGAATGGTGTTTAGATCGTGGTTATGAGTTTAAGGTTCTTACAGAAAACGAACTCGGTATTAAGTAATGCCAAGAAAAACTCTAAAACAAAGAAGAAATCCAACAGATGATAATGACAATCGTGTGCGTGGAGTTGTTCGTGAGTTGAGTGGTGTAGAAGATTCTGATGATAAGATGGAAGCACTTGTCAGTGTTCTAAGTGAAAGTGGAGTGATTCCAAGTGCTGGTAAGTTTTATACTTTTTTCTATACTGCTAAAACCAATGGAATACAATATGATGAGTTTCCACTAGTCGCAGTGACAGATGTTTATTCTTGGGGATTTCGTGGTGAAAACTTCCACTGGCGTGGTGAAATGAGAAAGTATAATTATAATCAAGTCGTTGGTCAGTTATATGAAATCTATCCAGAAGAAATTTCTGATGTGGTAGAACTCAGTTTTGGTAAAGTTCGCTCTAAATAGTTAGAAAAAGGATAAATGGCGAAAGAAAAAACACAAATACTCAGATATCCTTATGAAGCGTTGACTGATATTACCGATTATTTTCAGATAAATCTTGTTAGTAGACAAACAAGAAAATCTGATTCATCTGGTTCTGGTGTGAGTTCACAAAGTTTTGAAGATCTAGGAAAATCAATTGACTTTAATAATAAATCAACATCTGACGTTTCCTTTGCAACTGGAACAAGTTCTTTAACAAATACTGTTGTTACCACAGATGGAATAATTATATTACCAATGCCTTCAAGTATTGTTGATACTAATCAGGTTAATTATTCTGATGACTCTTTGGATGCAATTACTGCTGCTGTTTCAGGATTTGCTGGTGGATTAATGACTACCCCAGTAATAGCAGACAATAAATTTGATGTTTCTGGTTATTTGAGGAAAGTAAAAGATAATGTGTCAAGTTCACTAGGAACTCTTTTTGATCCAAAGTCTGCCGATAATTTGGCAGATCTTAAAAGTTTAATAACGGCAAATCTAGCAGCACAGGCAGGATCTCTTGTTGGATTAAATAATTTATCGTTAAATCAAATTTTAGCAAGAACAACTGGAGAAATTGTAAATCCAAATATGGAGTTATTGTTCAATGGTCCAACAATTCGAAATTTTTCTTTCTCATTCAAATTAACTCCAAGAGAAAAAAAAGAAGCAGAACAAATAAAACTTATTATAAGATCTCTTAAAAAGCACATGTCTCCTAGAAATAATGAAGGTTTATTTCTATCTTCTCCACATGTATTTGAGTTGAGATACAAACAAGGTGTGAAAGACCACCAATATCTCCATAGATTTAAGAGATGTGCTCTTCAAAATATGAGTGTTAATTATACTGGCGAAAATGTTTATGCAACTTACGATGATGGGGCACCAGTTTCTACAATACTTTCACTATCATTCAAAGAACTTGAACCAATTTATGCAGAAGATTATGATAAACCGAATAATGGAGAAGCACCAGGAGGAGTAGGTTACTAAAATGGGTTATTTCAGAGAACTACCAGACTTACAATACCAGTCATTTCTTTCTGATAGTCTTTCCTCTCAGAGTTATTTGACTGTCAAAAACTTATTCAGAAGAAACAAACTTCGTGATGATCTGAGTGGTGTCTTTACTCTCTTCAACAA